AGGCGCTGGTTGAGCACCTGCTCCATTGCCAGCTGCTGCGGGTCTTGCTTGGGCGTCTGGCCAGCCAGGGCGCTGTCAAGCATCTCAATGAAGCCATTGCCAAAGCGGCCAGTACCAAACTGGTTGACGATGCCGGCCACCAGCTGCGCAAGCTCAGGCGCCGTGCCGGTGCGCAGACGCGCAGCCGTGCCCATGAGGTTGTCGATTGCCTGCAAGGGGTTGCTGTTCTCGGCCTTAATAAACGCCTGGTAAGGCTCGATCGTCCTCATCACAGCCTCGGCTGTCTTGCGTGCCTCGGCGGTTTCTTGAAGGGTGCGTGCGACCTCTGTCTCGCGGCGCTGGATCTCAGCACGCACAGGCTCAGGTAGTGAGCCCCAGTGCTCGCGAATGTCAGGACGCCAGGACGCGGGAGCTCTTTCACCTTGCTGGCGCGGCTGAGACTTAGGTCCAGCCTGGACACCTTCAGGTTTCTTAAATTTTCCTTGCTCGTCTCTTTCCGGTTGTTGAGCGAGCTCGTTATCGACTGGCTTGTCCTCAGAAAGTGCATTCAAATCCTGCGATGCGGCGGGATCTCCTACTGGCTCAGAGGATGCTGCGACGGGCTCGCTTAACTCAACCAGGTCCGGGGCCGATACGGCCTCGGGTGCTGGCGCTGTCTTGAGCGGTTCATCTGCTTTTTCGAACGCGGCCTCAAGGGCGTCGCGCATGGTTGTCGTGGGTTCTGACATGGGTTATCACCTGTTTTGAAGTTTATGAATTGCGCGCTCTATGTCGGCACGCTTAAATGAACCGCCCTCGGTCATATACCGTTCGCGGCTTTCTTTGGCTTTCGCCCAAGATCCTGTGAAATCGTCCATCGTTGTGAGGCCCTTGGCCTTCATGTACTCACGGTGCTTTGTGCGCGAGGAGATGTCAGTGCCATCAGGCGCTTTCATGCCCGCGTAGCTGCTGTCGCCCCACAGGGCGCCAGAGTCGGTGCGCAGCTCAGGTTGGTAGTCGTCGGTGATCTCGATCAGTTCACCCGTTTTTCGGTCTTGAATCCAGCGTCTTCTAGTCATGTTGTGATAAACTCATCAGTGAAAAAAGGAGTTGATTCTATGGACAGGCAACAGACCTACGAGTCGATCGTTGAAGCGATCCACCTGGCTGTGGACGCGGAGCAGCCCGAGGGCGGCCCTCACCCGTACAAGCCAGAGACAGAGCAATGTCTTCACGTCGTCTACACCTTGTTGCAAGAGGCGCTTGGCATTACTGACCCTCACGCAGCGCCTTAATTAGCGGCTGCAATTCATCAATCAGTTGAGGCGTCACTAGCTGCGCTGGCGCTGTACGTTCAAACGCCATCCTGTCGCCGCTCTCTGGCATTCCTCGAGCGCGGCGTTCTTTAAAAAAGTCTTTCCACAGCTCGGTGTGCGGGATGTTCACATCCAGGCCACCGACAAGCTGGCCAGCCAGCTGCGTGTCATAGGTGCTGTGAGGATCTCTTGCGTTTTTGATGATCGGCTGAGACGTGTCGATGCGGCCCACTGAGTAGCCGCCGTGATAGTTGGGCACAGTGCCCAGGGACGGCTCCATGATCGCCTTGCGAATAGACGCAAGCTCAGGGAATCCAGCCTTCTGGAAATCATCCAGCTGCATGCGATCGAGAAACGCGTGGCGAAGTGCTCCGTTGTTGCGCAGCTGTGCCACCACCTCGGGCGATTGCAAGCCGGCAAACTCAGGACGCAGGCTGCGCACTGCGTCGTCAAATTCACGCTGTGACTTCTTGGTGATCTTGCCGCTGCGAATCATCTCGAGCGCGGCATCAGTGGGCATGGTGCTGAAGTTCAGCGAGTTGTGGCCCATCGGCACATACATCAGGTTTACGGCTGCTTCTGGGTTTGCCTGTTGCGCTCCGACTGCGCGGTTGCGCAGCTTGCTCACAACGCTCTGGCCACTCGCCCACACAGAGCCGCCAGGTTGGGCGCCATGCGTGAGCATGAAGTCGGGGCCACCCTCGAGCATCACGGGGTTTTGAAATTTCACCCCATCCACCTCGGTGAGCAACTTTCCTGCAGCTGTACGATCGCCAATGGCCGGCACGATGTACTGGCCTTCCAGGTCCTCGAGGCCGATCTGCTTTCGCGTTGGCAAGTTCTTGACGGGCTGGGCCGTGTAGGTCATCTCGTCGTAGGGCTTGCTCAACTTCTTGCCTAGGCCGATCGGATGCCAGTAGCCGGCTGCAGCTGCTTCCGCAGCGCTCATGCGTGGCGCTGCTTTTTCCGCACCGCGGAGCGCTTTGCCCACCGCCCTGGTCGCGCCGCCGACAACGGGAACCATGCCAATGCTCGAAAGGGCCATGCCCAGCTTGTCGCCCTCGCGCCTAGAGCGTTCGAAGTCACGCGCACTCAGCGCAGTGCCCACACCAGGAACAAACCCCGCGCCAATGTCAGTCGCGACATCGGCCAGGTCTTGATCGCCCGGCGTATCGAGCGAAACGAACTTTTTTGCTCTGCTTCGCAGTGCGTCAATGATTTCCGATGCGTCCATGACTCACCTCACTGCAAAGTCAACATGTATTGCGTGCTCTCGTACAGACGCAGGATCTCATCGATCGTGTTCTGCAGCGATGTCTCGTCCTTTTCGCAGATCTGGTAGCGATACATCTCGATCCACTCGCAGCGAAACGCAAGCAAGTCTCGGATGTCGTCGTCGTCACCGTCTTCGCGCTTGATGGCCATGCGCCCGCCGTAATAGCCCTGGTACTGCTCGACAAAACCGTCGATCAGCTCGAGCAGTTCGTCATAAAACTCATTGAGTGCTTTGTGCTCTGCAAAACTTTTGGTTTTCCAGTGCGCGATGTGCGCGGCATCGCGATCAAAAAGCACCTTGCTGACAAATTCTTCTGCTTTGTTCATCATTCACCTCACTGCATTGGACCGCCGGCTTGCGGCATCTGTGGAACTGGCGCCGGCATCTGTGGCTGCGCGGGTGGAAGCTGTGGCTGTGGCTGCAAAACGCCCATCGCACGCAGCTGGGCCTCTTTGGCCGTGGCCTCCATGTTGGTGTTTTTTGCCTTGGCCATGCGCTCGGCTGCACCAGCCTGCTTTTCGGCCACTTCGGCGTCCTGCATGGGGTTGGGCTGAGGCTGAGGCATGCCCTGCTGCTTAAGCGCGCCGATCGCCTGGTCGAGAACGCTCTCAATTTGCGTCGAAACGCGAAACTTGGAGACGCTCCACTGGAGGAGAGACATCAGCACAGGCGCCGCTTGAGGCACTTGCTGGGCCATTGGCGCAACCTGTGAAATAAACGCGCCCAGGCCCTGCATAAACTGCACAGCTGCGTCACGTTCTGCTGCCCAATCGAGCGCGGCCATTGAGTCGGCCTCGATGTTGATGCGGTACTCGTTCATCTCCTCGTCTTTGAGAAGCTGAACGGCCTGCATGGCCAGCGGTGCATCGGGCGTGCGCTCAATGTTGCTTCGCTTGATGATCGTCTCGGGCTGAAAGTGCTTGCAGATGATCTCTGCCTTGATGCGCAAAGCCTGCGTGATCCAATCAGCGATGTAGAACTGTTTGAGCTGGATGCGTGTCGAGCCAAACTGAGCTTTGATTTGCTGAGCAGCCGCGGTCTCAGAGGCCTTGGAGCTGCCGCGCATGATGTCGGAGATGCCCAGCACCTCGTAGATCTGCGTGACCTTGTCTTGACGGTACTGGCGCAAGTGATCAATGGCGTTGACCACTTGATCGATCGGTGCAAAGTCAACCTGACCCTTGACGCCGCCGCGCTCGGCAAACATCGCCCAGTTATCGACGGGAATCAGCTGGTTTTCGGTGGTCTGGTTGTAAAGCCTTTGGATGCCCTCGGCGCTCTTGTCGTACACGCCGGCCACTCGCGCTGCACGCGTGAGCCAGGTGATGCGGGTGTTGATCTCATCGAGCTCATTGAATTGGTCCTGAGCAAAGATGTAGTCGGCCCGAGGCATGAAGTTGCTCGAGGTGACGTTTGCAGCCAAAGGTTTTGGGCAGGGGAAAAAGCCATCGAGACCCAGTGGGTCGTCTTTGACGTCTAGGATGATGTCGCAGCTCTTGGCGTACCAGTAAACCTTGCGCTTTTCCTTGCACCAAATTTCGAAGACTTCGGCCTTGCTCCAGGGGTCGTGCTTCGGTGACTGGTCGTTGACCTGGTCCTTCTTGCTGTAGTTGCCCAGGGGAACTTGCGCAGCGATCACATCGCCAAAGCGCTCAACCAGCTGGTCTTTCGTCATGAAGACGCGACGCGCAACCCAACGCACTTCATGCCATGTGCGGGCGGGGGAATAGAAAAAATCTTCCCAGTAGATGTAGTCGCAAGGGGCGTCTTCGTTGACGATGCGCTCTGCCTCTTGGGCAGGGCTCAACTCTTGGCCGTACTCGTCAAAAACGGCGGGGACCTCGTAGGGCTCTGTCGTCACCTCGTAACGCAGCCAGATCTGGCCACAGCCGACGACAAGCCAGTCCTCGATGCCTTGGCGCACAGCTGAGTCCCAAGCAGAGACGTTGTCATCGAAGGCGCGGTTGAGCATGCGCTGCAGCATCGTGCCAGAGACGCGTGCAACGTCGTCGTCATAGTCTTGGAAGGAACGCGCAACGTCAGCCTTCGGTGGCCGTGCGTAGAGCATGGAGAGCAGCACCTGCATCGTTGACCAGAACAGGTTGACCTTGCTCTCGTCTTTGGCATACGCGTCGCGCTTGTCCAGGTAGCGCTGCGTGATGCGGTTCGCGTCCTGGTGAAATTTCAGCAGCTCTTGCTGAGACGCCTGAATCTCGGTCTGCCACTTTTGGGCCAGGCCGTTTGGCGTGTTTGCGAAATCGCTCTCGCTGTTAATCGATGCGCTGTTACTCATCATCCAACCCTTCCAGACTGCACCGCTTGGCAGTCCCAAATGTCATTAAGTGCAAAGGCGTAGCTCGCGCCACCTTTGGGCAGTGATGAGATTGTAGTGACACGGCTAGATTTTCTCATCGTTGGACGCGCAGCAAGAGCCAGGTATCTGAACGAATCAGACGCGTGCGAGTGCTGGTCGTGCTTGGGTCTGTTGCGATATGTCTGCGTCTTCTCATCCCACTCGCGCATGTAGGCACGCAGGTGCTCAAGGCCCTCGTAAGTCTTCTCCTCGTCGAAGTAGCACTGAGGAATCACCAAGCGCGCCGCCTCGATGCCGTCCTGCAATGACATCTCGGGCACAAGGTTTGGCCGGATGCCGTTGGCCAAAAACTGCTCAATGATCGACTTGCCAGTCTGCAAGCTCTTTGCTTTTGCGTCGTGAGGGAGAAAAATTCCTTTGGGGTTGACCAGGTATGGCCGGTTTTTGACCCAGTCGATGTAGTGCTGGATCGGCTGGTTGTCGTCCTCGTAGAAATCTACAATTCGCGTGCCGTCGCGGGTGTCTTGCCAGCCCCACCAGCTGCAGGAATCGGTGAACCCCAAGTCAGCGACCAGGTTCACAGGGAACGCGGGATCAACAGGGTGCTTGCCAATGCGACCCTCGTTGTAGGCCTCACCGATCTGCTTGGCGAAGTAGGCGCCTGGCACGGCAGCGTCAAAGCTGCACTCGTACTCGACCATGAACGCGTCCTCAGTCATCTGAGCCTTGGCGTCTCTCAATTCATCGGGGTGAATGATTCCGGTCTTGCTGGCCGGGAGTTCCAGCAGCAAATGCGTCTGAGGATTCATTCGCGCCTCTTCGCGCAAATTCCAAAACATGTTCTTGCCAGCGGGCGTGCCGGCAAAGATGGCCCAGCCGCGGCGGTCTGACAGGGCTGGACGCAGAACCTTGTACCAAGCACTCGGTCTGATCTGGCCGACCTCGTCCAAAACGACGCCGTCAAAGTACATACCGCGCAGGGCGTCGTAGTTGTCAGCGCCAGCCACATAGATCGTTGATTCACCGCCGTGGCCGTTGTTGATCGTGATCTTGAGCTCGGACTCGTTTGGCGGCTTGGACCACATCGGACGCGTCAGGTCCTTGAGGTAAGTCCACGCCACCCGCTTGGCCTGGTCGCGCTGCGGCGCCATGTACGCGAACTGAGGTTTGGGTAGTGCCGTCTCGAGCGCCCCAATCACCAGGTCAGCGCACATGGCCACCGTCTTGCCGCAGCGCCGGTGGGCGACAACGCAGACCCAGCGCTTGTCGCGGTTGTGCAGCGGGGTGAACACACTGCGGGGGACGTACTCGTTGAGGTTCACTTGGTGAGCCTTTCGAGCTCGCGGTCAACGTACCAGCGGGCCTTTTTTAGGTCCTCGATTGCGTTGTCGTTCTTGAGGCCTGCGCGCCAGATGTACTTCACCGCGTTGCCCAGGCAGAAGTTCATGTGCTCCGTAATCTGGATGCACTCGACGCCCGAGGGGTGCTCGGTGTAGTGCGACGGGTGGTTGACGGGGTCGTGCAGCTTGGGGACATCGATGTGCTCGAAGCTGGGCGCCAACATGCAGCCAGGCTTATGGGCCTCGATGGGGGATGTCTTGCAGTCTGGGCAGAACCAGGGGCTGATTGGTTTTGTCGTGGTCATGTTGCGGTTTCCTCATCATGTCTTTTTTGGGTGGTGAATTTTGGCGGGGGGACCCTTTCTCTCTCGGGACCCGGCCCCCGGCTCGACGGGGGGTGGGGGGTCCAGGAATTCAGGCCCAGGGCACGGCCCAGGCATGGCCACAGCACGCGATCGCATGCATGTCCAGGGGCATGTAGCCTCATGCACCTTGCGCGTCTCCTGGCGCGTTCTGATCGGTCGGCGCTGATGCCGCCGCCTGCTCGCCGCCTGCCGGCGGTGTGTCAATCGGATCGATGATCCGGTACTTGCCTGCCGAATCCCTTTGCATATCAATGACTTGCGTGACCGGCTCTGCAATTTGTGTCGTTGTTGCGCCAATGTTGCGCTGGCCAAGCCATGACAACTGCACCTGGATGCCGCCCTCCACGTTGGCATTGATCTGCGTCGGCAGCACCTTGCTCACCAGGCCGACAAACGCTGCTCGATCGCTTTGCGTGCCGTTGGCCAGGCGCGCCAGGTACTCAGTGCCGCCGACCTGGTCAAACGCGGCCAGAACCGACTCGCGCAGGTTCGTGAGCCGGTTCTTCACGTTGCGCGGGCGCCCTGGGCCTGGGGCCCCGCTCCCGACCGCTATTCCGGTTTTCTCGGCGTTATTTCCACCACCTAAGTCAGCGTTCGCTAACGTAGGTATACGAACCTCGTCTTGTTGCTTTGTTTCGATCATGCTTCGATTTTCTCATCAGTCAAAAGGAACGAACAAACCGATGGCCATCAAGCCCAGCCCGATGAACCAGAACCCAAACGCGCACAGCCCGACGCCGGCGATGAAATACAAATGTGCTGCCATTTCCTTCTCCTTTCAAAATCTGCACCGCACCCCACCCCTATATATCTAAGTGAGTGCGGTGCACCCTTTTTCCCTGTGCAGTTGCACCGCACCCCTGTGGGGGGTGCAGTGCATGCATCTCACTGCACCTTACCCTGCACCTTACTTGCGGTGCAGTGCGGTGCATTTGGCTTTGCGGGCACTTGCGGAGCCGGTGTCTTAGTGCCAAAAATGCGCTCCCACGCATCCTGGTAGCCACTGCCTGGTCTGCGGTCTGACCCTTTGCCGCCGTCACTTGATGCCATTGCGTTGCTCCAATCGTTTCAGTGCAGGCGCGATGAGCTTGGCCACGCGCCACGTCCATTGTTTGTTGTGCTTGAGCCTGACTATGAAGGCGCGTTTGATGTGTCGCACCTTCATGTGTTCTTTTCCTTGTTTGGCCACTTAGCCCAGAATATTGGCTTGCCGACCAAGTGTTCTTTCTCCATCACCATCTCAACAAACTGCAATGGAGACACTTGCACAGGCTCATCTTTTGCCAACTTGCAATCAGGATGGTGATCAGTCCAAACGCAATTTGAATCGCAGAACTTTTCCCAAGGCTCATCTTTCGCTTCTAGTGCGGCTTTAATTTTTACTATCGCCGCAATCGTGTATGGAATTGGTCGTGTTTGTTCTGTGTGATATTCCAACGCCTCCAATGCAAGGCGTAATGCTTCATCTTTGGTCATGCTTGTCCTTCCATCTGCTTAAGTGCAGCCTGCAGCCCAGCCAGGCCCCCGACGCGCTGGTCGTTAATGAAGATCTGAGGCATCTGGCGCAGGTCTGGGTAGCTGAACTCAAACGCCTGGCGCACGCCCACGTCATCGATGCTGCTCTCGACATAACGCAGGCCCTTGGACTTCAGGAGCTGCTTGGCGGCCACACAGTTGGGGCAGCTGCTCTTTGTGTAGATGAAGATGTTCACAGTTGCTGCCTCCCTGGCCAGTCCCAAGCCTTGCCTTGGTCTCTAACCCAGATCGAGAACGATGCCGCGGTGTCACCGAATGGCATGCGGTCGATCTGATCAGCGATGCGCTTGCGCTCGGCCTCTGCCACCAAGGCAGCGAAGCGTGCAAATAGCGGATGCCAATAGTTAGCCTCTGCGATGTGCTCAAAGCCAGCCTCCCGCGCCAGCTGGGTGATCTGTTCTCTGTTCATTTGTTTTGCCTCCTGATTGCTCTGTTTGTCCAGCAGCTGGCGCAGACCCACCTGGTCGCGCTCATCTCGACGCCGCCTTCTGGTGGTTTTTCTTTGTTGCACTTGCTGCAGATCTGCATCTTGTTTGCGCGCACTGGCGTCTGTGGCAAGTTGATGCCGTTCTTGAGGAAGCTCATTCGTCTGCCTCCTCACGCTGCGCCCATGTAGGACCAGCACCTGATCCAAGTGCCACACGCGTCTGACCTGCTTCTGTGAGCACCACACGCTGGCCTGCCATGCGGTTGGCTTTCTTGTAGGTCTCAAGTGCCACTAGGCCTTCGCGCTCCATGTCACGCATGATTCCAAAGAAGGTCCTGCGGTCCAGGCGGTTTGGGAATTCGGTGTCATCTGCCAACACGTTGTAGATGTTGGAGCGCGGTGAGTTGCTGCTCATTGAGAGGTTGACGCCGGCTGCGACTGCTCTGCCGATCAGTTTGAGAATCACAGCGCGTTGTGTATTTCGCACCAGTGATTGCGCAGCTTTTTGGCCTGGGATGGTTCCAAAGCGCTTGAAGACTTTGGCGACTGAGTCGAACTCAATGCGCAGCTCTTCTTGCAGTGGTCCTAGGTTGCACTTCTCATGTCTGAGCACAACGGTGTCCGCGTCACGCACCATCGCCCAGCGCGAGCGCGCTGAGTTGTTCCAGGCTGTGGAGCCTGAGAACGTCGTGTTGCTGTCTAGGCCTGCACCGCCCCTGACGCTTGCCTTGTCAACGTGCGCCAGCAGCAGAACAGCTGCGCGTGTGACGTTGGCGATCAGGTTGAGCGCCCGCATGAAGCCGCGGACTTCTGTTCTGTCGTTCTCGTTGGAGGCAAAGACGTCGGAGGCGTTGTCGATGATCACGGTGTTGGCCTTTGTGGCCACAGTGACATCGGCCAGCCACTGCATGCGCTCTGTGATGGCGCCGTTCTTCCAAAGGATGCAGTCGGCTTGGGTCAAGTCATAGACGACTAGGCGATCG